GGCGGATTACAAACAGCCGTTGTTGATGACGCTAGAATCAAAAGAAGATGGAGATACTACGATTCAGTAGATGGTGCTCCAGGAACTTCACCATACGTTTCAGTAAGAGGCGGATCTGGTGACGAATTACACGTAGTCGTTATTGACGAAGACGGTGGTATTTCAGGAACTCCTGGCGAAGTTATTGAAACATTTAGTAAAGTGTCTAAAGCAAGTGATGCTAAAACAGCACAAGGCGATGACAACTATTATGTAAATGTTATTCAAAATAAATCTCAATACATCTATTGGACAGATCATAATGCTTCAGGATCAAATTGGGGAAATGCTGCTAGTGGAACATCTTTCACTAACGTAACAGTTCCAACAAGTCAATCACTTTCTGGTGGTTCTGACGGTTCTGCTGTAACAACTGGTCAGTTAAAAACAGCGTATGAAAAATTCCAAGACGCTGATACTGTAGATGTAGGGTTAATCATCGCTGGTCCTTCAGGAAGTACAACACACATTGATAACTTAATCACTATAGCTGAAAATAGAAAAGATGCTATTGTGTTTGCTTCACCTCAAAGATCAGACGTTGTAAACGTAACTAACTCAAACACTCAAACTACTAACGTTATTGATTTCTTCGATAACATTAGATCATCTTCATATGTCGTATTCGACAGTGGATACAAATATACTTACGACAGATACAGTGATGTATATAGATTTGTACCATTAAACGGAGATACTGCTGGTTTGGCTGCTAGAACTGATTTAGTTGCTGACGCTTGGTATTCACCAGCTGGCTTTAATAGAGGTATTATTAGAGGCGCTGTGAAACTGGCTTACAACCCAACAAAATCACAAAGAGATCAATTATATCCAAAAAGAATCAATCCAGTGACAACATTTCCTGGACAAGGTACTATCTTATTTGGAGATAAAACTGGTCTTTCTTCACCAAGTGCTTTTGATAGAATCAACGTAAGAAGATTGTTTATCGTATTAGAAAAGGCGATTGCAACTGCTTCTAAATTCCAACTCTTTGAGTTCAATGATGAATTTACAAGAGCTAACTTTAGAAACATTGTAGAACCTTTCCTAAGAGAAGTACAAGGTCGAAGAGGTATCACAGACTTTTTAGTAGTGTGTGATGAAACTAACAACACCGGCGAAGTAATTGACCGTAATGAGTTTATAGCAGAAATCTTTATTAAACCTGCTAGAAGTATTAACTTTATTACACTTCAATTCATCGCTACAAGAACAGGCGTGGCTTTTGAAGAAGTCGCTGGCGCTTAATAGTAGAGAAGGAGAAATAAAAAATGGCAAATATAAATGACTTCAAAGCTAAACTTGCTGGCGGTGGCGTAAGAGCCAATCAGTATAAGGTAACAATGCCTTTTCCTGGTTATGCCCAAGTTGGTGGCGAAACGGAAGAACTGGCTTTCTTATGTTCGGCAACTACTGTACCTGCTTTTACGGTAAATGACATAGCTGTTAACTTTAGAGGAAGACCAATCTATATTGCTGGAGATAGAACATTTGAAACGTGGACTATGACTGTACTAAATGATACAAATATGAAGTTGAGAAATGCTTTTGAAAGATGGCAGAATGGTATCAACAATATGTCTGATAATGAAGGATTAACAAATCCTGCTGATTATCAAACAGACGCATTTGTAGATCAATTAGACAGAAACGGTAATAATATCAAGTCTTATACATTAAGAGGTTGTTTTCCAACATCTATATCTAATATAGAGTTGAATTATGAACAAGCTACAGGTATACAGACTTTTGGAGTGACATTAAGATTCCAATTTATGGAGTCCAATACTACTACTTAATATCTCATATAAGTATTAAGTACAGGAGAACAATATTATGGCTGAATTATTTGGATTTAGTATTACTAGAGCAAAAAAGCAACAAGATCCAAAACAAAGCTTTACAACCAAGCAAGCGGATGACGGTACTCAAACCGTCGCCGCTGGCGGGTATTTTGGTCAGTACCTTGATATGGAAGGTACTGCTAAAACAGAAGCGGACCTTATTAGACGATATAGAGAAATTTCCATCCATCCAGAATGTGATATGGCAGTTGAAGATATTGTTAATGAGGCAATTGTTGCTAATGAAATGAAAGACGCCGTAAGAGTAAATGTAGAAAATTTACCTTATGGAAAAGAAGTAAGAAAAAAAATCGAAGACGAATTTAGAGAAGTATTAAGACTATTAAGTTTTAGTACAAAAGGACACGACATTTTTAGAAGATGGTATGTTGATGGAAGAATTTTTTATCATAAAATCATAGATAGAAATAGTCCTAAAAAGGGTATTACTGAACTAAAATATATTGACCCTCGTAAAATCAAAAAGATAAGAGAGATTAGAAAAAAAAGACCTGATGGTCCTGTGCCTCACGGTCTATCTGTGGTTGATGAATTTGTTGAATATTTTTTATATAATGAAAGAGGTGTAGTAGGAACAACTTCAGGTATGGGTATTAAAATTGCTCCTGATACAATCGCATTTTGTCCAAGTGGGTTAATAGATCAAAATAAAAATATGGTCTTGTCTTATTTACATAAGGCAATTAAACCTGTCAATCAATTAAGAATGATTGAGGATGCTGCTGTAATTTATCGTATCGCAAGAGCGCCTGAAAGAAGAATATTTAAGATAGATGTAGGTAATTTACCTAAAGTAAAAGCTGAACAATATCTTAGAGATGTTATGGCTCGTTATAGAAATAAACTTGTTTATGACGCTTCTACAGGAGAAGTAAGAGATGATCGAAACTATATGTCAATGTTGGAAGACTTCTGGTTACCAAGTAGAGAAGGTGGCAGAGGCACTGATATTTCTACACTTCCTGGTGGTCAAAATTTAGGAGAAATAACAGATATAGAATATTTCCAAAAGAAATTATATCGTTCTTTAAATGTTCCAGTAAGTCGTTTAGAATCATCTACAGGATTTAATTTAGGAAGATCAACTGAAATTACAAGAGATGAACTTAAATTTACTAAGTTTGTTCAAAGATTAAGAAAGAAATTTACAGAACTCTTTAATGATATTTTAAGAACACAATTAATCTTAAAAGGCATTATTGCTGAAGAAGATTGGTCAATGATAAATCAATCTATTAACTATGACTTTTTACAAGATGGTCATTTTGCTGAATTAAAGCAAACAGAAATGTTAAGAGAAAGATTGGCATTAGCCAATGAAATGAGAGATTATGTTGGTAAATATTTCTCGGTAGAATATGTTAGAAAACACGTATTAAAACAAAATCAAAGAGATATTGAAGACATTGATAAACAAATCAAAAAAGAAATTGATGACGGAATTATTGCTGCTCCAACGGCACAAAATTCTGATATTGATAATTTATAAGGAGTAAAAAATGAGTGAAGAAGTAAAAAATTTTATTGACGCTTTGGCTGATGGAAAAAATGATGATGCTGGAGAAGCATTTAAAGACGCATTAAAAGTTAAAGTAGGTGACGCATTAGATAATCATAGAAAAGAATTAGCAGGTAATTTATTTAATGGACAAGTTGAAGTGCCTACTGAAGCATTGCCGTTTAGTGATCCAAAACCAGTGATTGCTGAACCAGGAACTTTTAACCAAGATGGATCTGTTTCTACAGGTAATGATGGACAGGCAGAAATAGATTTAACACAAGATAATGAAAATCAGTAATATTATAAAAGAAAACAAGTTAATTAATTCAAAGACTTATAATAGTCTTTCACCTTTAATGAAAGAGGCAGTAAAAGATATGTTTAAGATAATTGAAAATAAAGGCAATTTAATGTTAAATATAGAAAATGCTGTTGATAAAATTGCTGAATTTCATAACATAAACAAAAAAGAATTATATCAATACATTGAAAAAGAAACAAACGAACAATTAGGAGTTAAATAAATGGCAACGTTTATAATAAAAGGTTCTGCCACAACTAACGTATCAGATAATGATTTAGGTGGTGCTGTATTTGTTAGATGTGTGGCAACTGCTAATGCTCAAACACTTACACTAAAAGAAAACGGTGGTACTGTAACTCTAGGAACATCTTATTTTCATTTAGAAGGTGATGAAGCAATTATTGAAAAACATCCAACAGATGAAATAACATTTGCTGGATCAGTAGCAGCTGTTGGCTCACCAAGAAGTTAATTATGACCATATCTACAACTAAATTAGTTGATGATAGTTTTAAAACAATTACTACAGCAACTGGTATAGGAAATGAAACTGAACAATTAATTGTAGATACGTCAGAATTGTTAAATGCTTCAAGTGAACCTAAAGTTTCTATTGCTAATATTCAATTTGAAATTTTAGGAACAGGTAATGTTACTTTATTTTATCAAAACGATACTACAAAAAAAGTAGTAATAAGTGGTAGAGGAAATTACGGTTTAAAACCAGGAGAAATAAAAATTAAAGATACAATAGGTGATGTTTTACTTTCAAGTGATAGTAATGTTTCATCATACAATATTGTTTTAGAAACTCATAAAGAGGCAGGATTTAACTAATGGCAGATATAGTAACAACACAAACAATCGCTGACACATCAGGTGTAAAGTTTGTCACTAAATTAACAAACTTTTCTGATGGTACAGGTGAAACTTTAGTCAAAAAAGTTGACGCTTCAGAACTCACTTTTATGACTGAAGATGGTAATAGAAAAATATCAAAAATATGGTATTCTATCAACACGGCTAATAATAAGTCAGGTGTAGAAATTATTTGGGACGGAGCTACAGACGCAACTGCTGTATTCTTATCTGGCAACGGTTATTGGGATTTAAGACCAGCTGGAGACGAAATACCTAACAATGCTACAACACCAACTGGTGACGTATTGCTAAGTACAAAAAACTTTGCTAGTGGAGATAATTACACAATTATTATCGAGTTTAGATAAAAAAACTTATAAATAGTCTATACAAGAGAGAGAATTTATGAAGCTAATATCAGAAGAAATTTCTAACGCAGAATATCTTATCGAAGAAAAAGACGGTAAGAAAGAATATAAAATTAGAGGTATCTTTTTACAA